GTTTTGTTGGAAACAGCGTTAATGTTACTACTTCATATCAACGATTTACATTCAACGGGTTGACAGCTGCCATTTCAAATCCATCTGATACAATGGCAATATTAGCATTTTATGCTGGCTACGGATCTGGAATAATTCCGTCTATCAAAAACGTTCAAGTAGAAATTGGCCCGGTGGCAACAACATTTAATTCAAACACAGCTTCTTATGTTACTCTTAGAGGCACGTTAGGCGGTTATATCGGTCAATCAAGCGGTTCATTGGCCTTAAGTTCTACATTCGGTGGTAGAACAGTTCCTTACGCTTATTAATTTAAGACTTATACCAATAAATACCTCATATAGTTAATTATACGAGGTATTTTTTATGACTACAGAAAACAACATATCCGCACTTCAAAAATTATTTGAAGTGTGCCCGTATCCCATATCAAGTCAATTTGAAAGAGATAATTTTCAATCAGACCACGGCCCTGCATATCCAAGACACATTATCAGCACAGTAAACAAAATTAGAAAAATTGACAGCGATCTAATCACAACTACTGACCTTTTTGAAGAGGCTTGTTTAAATGCAGAAAAAGAAAAGTTGGTTGAATTTTTAAATTCTCAAGACGCTGACGAGTTAATAACAGCAGTGGAAAATTGGGAAATAAGCGAAAGAGATTACTGGCCTAATTACCTGGGTAAAAAATCAGCAATTGAGATTTTAGCCCTGGGTAAAACATCAGTAGAAACTATGACTATGATGGCAAAATTGCCGGAAGATTTGTATATCAAAGCAACACAAATTTGTGTAAGATTGGCCAATACAATTGTCAATGTTACTCAACAAGCCGAAGAAGAAATTGGTGTCTATGCCGACATTGACGAAAACGGCGCACCATCAGTTACTCTTAAAAAAGTAAAATAAATGACGCTACAAGATGCTAGGATAGCAGTATGTATTCCCGCTCGGGATCAAATGCATACTGCTACAGCTTTTCACCTATATAATCTTGCACACGTACTGACCAAGTCGGGCATAGATCACAAAGCCTTTGTCAGCCATGGTACACTAATCGCCAATCAACGACATGAACTAGTTTGCAGTGCTCAAGAATGGGGTGCTACTCATGTCATGTTCATTGATAGTGATATCGAATTTCAGCCCGAACATGTAATAAAACTTTTAGAATTTGATGAACCCATTGTGGCAGCTGCCTACAGTAAACGTGTTGAGCCTATTATAACAACAGCATGGACAAAGATAGATGATTGGTCTACACATGTTGATCCATTAAAACAAACTGACAGTCATATTCGAGTACAAGCAATTGCCTTGGGTTTTTGTTTAATCAAAATAGGTGTATTTGACCAAGTAAGTTTGCCTTGGTTTCAATTGGGATTTCATAATGGTGAATATACCGGCGAAGATATAGAATTCTTTCGTAAGTGCAATCAAGAGAAAATACCTGTCTGGATGGATGTACAAACAACTTTAGAGTTGGGACATTTGGGAACTAAAAGTTTTCGAGTTGCTCCCGGTGTAACAGTAAACCTTGCCACTTAACTTGCCACTTAGTTAATTTGCCAATATAAAATCTGGCAGCTCCTGCGGTATGTATATCAAAATGTTCACGCTGTATTTTCAAATCTTTTTCTGTGGCTTCCAGCAGTAAAGGCAGTGTAGAATCTGTTTTAGAAAACAATACATTTATTAAAGGATGATCTGTTTGATCCAAATTTAATAAATGTACAGTTTGTAAATACCATCTTTCTACGTAGGGCACTTGTTGTTTGAACAAACTGTTCAAAAATGGATTATTTAACTGCCTGTTCCAGCAGTGATATAAGTCTACTGATTTAACTCTTCGGTAAGTTTTCTTCAGTGGAAACGGTATTATCTTTGCTGCCATTCTTTTTGTCAATCCAAGTGTAAAAAGTTTTAAATTTTGTAACTAGTCTAGATGATGATATCATTTGTTTAGTTTTAGGGTGTAAAGGACTAGGCAAACAATCTATAGTGGTCCACGAATAACCACTATTCTCCCAATTCAGAATAGGAACAAACTCTTTACCAACTAATACCACATAAGTGTCGTAGACAAAATCTTTAGTTCTGCTTTGATATCTATGTAAGGGAGTAATTTTTTTAATCTTAGTCAACTGTAGTTCTTCATTGAGTTCTCTACGTAGTGCATCTACTGACTGTTCGTTATCTTCAACTTTACCTCCGGCAAATGTCCAAGTGTTGGGATAGCTTTCTTTAGGACTGCGTAGCACAGTCATAACAAGGCCAGTGGCCTCACTGACAATAATAGCTCCAACACCTTTATACTGTTTCATAGATATAATCTCCACCAACCGTTTCTATAAGTGCCTTCTGTTACGCTAATCCATTGATTAGACTTCCACTCATAGATCAAGTTTGTTGTTATATTTAACACCGTTGCTGTAGAATTTACACTACTATTAAAACTTACTACCCAAGTATTACCATTGTATTCAATGATGTCATTGGCCTGTGCATCAGTTACGCCCCATGTGGATCCTTCAGGACAATCAGCTACTAACAAATATCTTTGGCCAGCCACAGCCGCAGGTAAATTTTTACCAGGTCCAGCTGTAGTGGGATTGACAATGGCACTGACAGCAGTGATAGTGGTATTGGGCAGTGTATCAGGATCTATAGTCAAATATAAAATATTAGTGTCGTCGCTGTCAATGCCGTCTATGGTAGCAATAATATCGTGACTGGCATCGCTGGGATCTATACCTCTACGCAGTCTTAAATTACTAATGCCCAATCTCAATCCGCCGTAGGGTTTTAACACATTGTCCCAACTTAGTATTGCACCATTATCATCGGTTAGGCCGCCTGCTCGATTTAATACAACAGCCTGATCGCCTTCAATTTTAACTTGTAGTTTCAAGTCTTGGAAAGTTACCACAACCCATTGTTTGTTTGTAATAGGATCAGCAGGGTTCCAATCTAACATGTCTCCGTCTTTTAAGTTTTTAATATCGTTTAAGATGGTATGAATGATAGTTTGACGTTTGACCTTGGCAGGAGGATTGATATAGATAGGCATGGTAAAGTTCAGTGCTGCCACATCGATGATATCATCTGTTCCTTGCGGAACTTGACGTACACTCCACACCACATTGACTAATTCAGCATAGCTCAAATTGGTCCAATCAAAAGGATTGTCGTTTAGTTTCAAGTTGATACTGGGATTAAACAAAACTAAAAGCTGTTCTAATATTTGTAATTTTTGTTCAGTGTTACTGCTCCATATGTCCACTTGCACAGTTAGGTCATAAGGTACAGGCATGTGTCGTTCGATACTATAGGTATTGCCAACTTCTCCGTCAATATATTGTCCAGTAACAGTATTAAATTTTTTCTCATAAACTTGTACTTTGTTTATGTGTGTAGGGTTAGTACGACGTTCAGCACTGATCTGCAAGTCAGTAACATAGCAACTGATAAAAGGCACAGTGTTGATCATGTTTTCACTTTGATTTTTAAGTATGTGAGCAGCCATACGATTGATGTCGCCATAACGTACCGGTACTTGTATGTATTCTTCCGTGCCGTCTCTACCCTTGCCAGTCTTAACACTAAAACCGCCCAAGATACGCATAAACTGAGTTAGGTAGCGTCTTATTTGTTCATCATAAAAGAAATTCATTGACATGATTATACGTCCGCCTTGGGTAAAATAATTTGACTCAGTGCTTGTCTTTCTGGCACGTCTTTATTGCCTACAACTGTGGTATTTGAGTTGTTGATAAATGGCACAGCATTTAGCACACGGTTTTGTACATCTTTAACGCCAGTACCCATGTCTATTCGTTGCCAACGTGTTCCGCGAAAAGCAAACAAGCTGGGAGGATTATAATCAGTACGCAGGAAGAAATCTCCCTGATGCGGATTTAGTGGAAAGCTTAGTCCAGATTGTAAATCTTCGCCATGATTATAAACAGGATCTTCATTGGTTTGATATTGTTTAATCGGCTGTCCAATCAAGTTGGATTGATCGTCTAATAAGTTAGGTGCCAATGCTTCGCCTTGTGCAATGATGGCATTGCTGATTTGTAATTCTTTTTGGTAAGTGCTAAGTGCATCTTTTAGTGTGTCAACACCATTATCTGATTTTTGTTGCAGTATATCTCTGTATTCTTGAGCATCAGTCATTGGGCTGGCCTTGATACGCCAAATGTGTGGATACCAAGTTTGACTAAAGCCTTCTGCGGCACGAGCGGCATCTTGTACTACATAAAATTTATTGATAGCTGGCTTACTTTGATCCAACAACAAGTCATCACGCACATGTGGTAGTTCGATAACGTCACCAGCCATAAGTTTGCGACCCATGCGATCCACCATGTCATTGGTGTGGAACGTGATAAAAATAGTGTCAGCACTTAAGAATAAACCAAACTGAGTCAAGTCAAAGTCTTGATCTCCCACGTTATAAACACCGCGAAGTTCATATACATCTGGATCATAAATTCTGTCGCGATTTTCCAAAAACAATAAATCTTGTATTTTTGTTTCGTTGAGTATATCCTCGGCCTTATAATTGGGCTTAGTAACGTCAGTGCTGGCACCCTGATCTGCAGGCTGTAAATATTTGTGGACTAAAACGCCAGTACCACCAACCATAAACTGTTCACGGATAACACGATCCATGAAATGAAAGTCGTTAGTTTTTTCGTTTTTCCATAGGCTTAATCTTGGCATAATGTATTATTTACCTAAAGTTTTTATTTGACAAACGGCTAAACAACCCAAATTTCTTGTTGACTAAATAATAAATAATCATAACAAACTTTTAAATGCTTAATTATAACAGTTTTATAAAAAATGGTTTCTATTGCGGACATGTTAGAGAGATATTCTCTGACTTGTCTATTTTTTATGACTTTGCCGAGGAAGTAAAAACATTAACAGCAACAAAGTCCAATGGTAAGTGCCACTATATCAATGATATTGTAGGTTTGAGC